CGAGGAAACCACCTTCGCCGGCGTCCTGGCCCTTTGAGATTTCATTGACTGCGCCGGTGTAGGTTGTAACGCCAATGATGTAGTTCACCGGCAGGTCGGCTATCATCTCGGAAATGTCGTCTGTGTATTCGCTCATTTAACAAAAAAGCCGACGACCGCTATTAGCAGGCCGCCGGCTGAATCATACGCTGGCCGTCAGGCCATCAGTTTGCGCCGTTTAAAGTGAATCGGTTTTCTGAAAACCGCCACCTCTTCAAAACTCACCTTCTCCGCTTCCAACTCGTCGGCCATCCTGGCAACTGCCTTACCGGCATCGTCGCCAACATAAAGCACTTTGTACTTTGTGCCTTTCCGGCCGACGGTCAGATTAACTTTCATTAAGCGGAAACGATGCGCTTCATGGAGTCGGTGCCAGATGCCACGCCGTAAATCATCGTTGCCGTGATGTACTGTGCGCCATCCTTACCCTCGTACCAGTTGCGAAGCTGCAACGTCACGCCGGTGCCAGGCTCCTGAACAGACTCAACTGCGCCCGCCCAGTTCTCCGGCAGCGCCGGCTGGCGGCCTGCAATAATCAAAGCCTCTGGCCCGCACGCAAAACCTTCCAGGCTCTCGCCGTTGGCAGGAATGTCGCTGTACTCGTACACGTTGAAACCGTGAACCTTCGGCACCGCATTGTCGCGGATTGAACCAGGGCCGCCGTAGGCGTAACTGGCCTGGATTGCATTGTCCTGCGCCAGGTTGGCGTAGTAGGCCGGCTTGATAACCAAGGCACGGTCTGACTTCGGCACGTTCAAGGTTGTCAGGTCGCCCGCCAGGTCGGCAACGTCGTCGGCGCCAAAGCTACCGGCCGCAACCGTTACCTCGTTGCTGTAGGTGGCTGTTAAAGCCAACGCCAGCAGGTCGTCCATCATCGCATTCACAACTGCGTGAACTGCCGGCCGGACAAAAGTCCTTTCGAGCATATCCATGCCGCCCTTTGCAATTTCCAGGTCGGTGAAGGCCGCCGTGAAATGCTTGTGCTTGTTCAGCGTGATGGTCTTGGCCGTCGAAGTGACGTCCGTTGCAGAGTATCCGCTTGATGCGTCTCCTGCGCTAACAGCCGTCGCAACGCGAGTGCTGACCGATTCGCCAACATCAGCAACGTCGCTGCTGAAGTCGGTCGTGAATGCACTCACGATTGGCATTTCTGCACTCAACGTGAGTAGTGTTTCTTCCGCTATTTGGGCTAAATTTACGCCCCCGATTGAGTTTGCCATATTGGTATGCTCCTAAAAAATTACAGTTGCGGCTTGATTTCGTTCCGATAGAAAACCGTTTTCTCCTTCAGGTTTTCAATTGCGGAATAATCGTTCCAAAGTTCGGCCAGGGTTTTCACCTTGCTGACTTCCTCGACGTCCTCGGCCACAGGGTCGGCGCCTTGTTGGGCGACTATCTCGGCAGCCTGGGCGCCTGCAAGTTCCGCGACGTCGGCCTGGTCGGCCTTGGCCTCGGAAAGTTCAGCCTCCAATTGGCCGCATTTCTCAAGCAGGCCAGCCTGCGCCGAATCAAGTTTTTCAACCTGCGCTTTCAACGCGACGACTTCGCCGGTTGCCTGCTCCGTGCCAACCGTGGCAGCTTCAAGCTGCTCTTTTAGGTCGGCGTTTTCTTGTGCAATGGTCATCGTACTAAAAACAATCTGCGTTCATCTTACGCACGCCCCAGCTTTTGCAAGAGGGAATCAAGGTTTTTTGCTTCGCCATCAATCATGCCAATTTCGGCGGCACGGCGGCCGGTGAAGGTCTGCCCCTGCAAACTGTCGTAACTTAACTCCGGCCGGAACTTGCGAACAAAACCGGCAAACTCGTTGTAGGTGTCCATGACTTCAAGTTGCAGGTGCTTCCGCACTTCCTCGTCGAGGGCAACGCCAGGGAAACCTGCCGCCTTGTATTTGCCGCTTTTGAAAATCTCAACCGACACGCCCTGTTCTTTCAGGGCCGCGCTCGTATCCATCACAGGAAGGTAAACGCCGATACTGCCAACGTCTGCCGACGGTGCGGCAAATATACCGTTTGCACCTGCCGCCAACCAATAGGCCGCGCTGGCCATCTGGCTGTCGGTGTAGGCGTAAATCTTCTTTGTGCCGGACGCCTGCACAGCCTCGACTGTCTCGGCCAACTCCGGCACGCCGGCAACTGTGCCGCCTGGTGAGTCAATGTCTAAAATTATTGTGTCAACCTCGTCGTCGTCGGCTGCCAACTCTATGGCCGCCATGACGTCAAGCGCATCAACGGCGCCCAGCATCTTGGCAACTGCGCCAACCTTGTGGCCAATGACGCCATGCACAGGAATGATTGCCACGCCTCCGGCTTCGCTGAAGGTGTACTCATCCATTTCATCCTGTGGCTCGGCCTCGGCGCCCTCGATCATGTTTGCGCCAAGGGTTGCCTGCGCGGCCTCGATGGACGCCGGCAGAATAGCCCACTTCTCAAACTCCTGTTGTGTTTTCATTTGTTGGTAATCCGTTTGGTGTAAGTAATTGAACGCGGTTCGGGTCGATGCCGTATTTGTCGGCCAGGTCTAAAACGAAACGCTGTTCAGAAATTCTTTTTTCAACCTCATCTTCCCAATGCAGGCCACGGTCGGCGTATAGTTCCTGCAAGGTTGTAAGGCCCAGCTTGTAGTCCTCGCGGCCGGCTGCGGCATCCCTGCCCCCATCAACTGAAATTTTGCGCGGGCCTTGGTAGTGCCAGGAATACCAATCGCCGCCCTTGGGTTGTGGTAGCAGGCCCAACTTCATCGCCTTGGCCAATGCGTAACCGTCAATGCGCTTGGCAATCTTTCGGACTAGCCTCTGGTTTTTCTCGACTGTGCGCTGCGCCTTCGCAGTAACCAGGCGAACCACCGCCCCGCCAATCTTGGTCGGGTCAAGTGAAAGGTCGAAGGGCCATTCAAGCGCCTGGAAGGCAGAGCGTAAAATTGTGTTTTCAAAATCCTGCGCGTTGGCGCCTGGCCGGTTCCTGTCCAGTACCTCGATCTTGCTGCCGCTGCCTGCGCGGAAATATCTGATGGCGCCGCCCTCCAAGGTTTCGAGGGTCGTCGTCAGGTTGCCGTCATCAATCGTCTGGTCGATGAACGCCTCGGAGTCGTCGGCATATCCATCCTCGTTGTGTTCAACCAGGGCTATGCTGCTGGCGGCCTTCTGCGCGTTCAGTTCGTACTCGCGCAGTTCCTTAATGTCCTGCAAGTCGCCTGTGACGGCCGACAGGGGCGTGATTCCTCGGCCCTGGTCTGACCATTCAGGAAAAAAGCACAGGGCCATGTCGCGGGCGCTGACCTTGCGCTCGCCGTCAATCATATAAGACACCGCACGCCCCTGCTTGTTACTGATTACGCCGTTGTGTTCATTTGCGTTCTGGCTTCGGCTGGCTATGCGGTGAGCAGGTATCAACTGCACGGCGGGATAACCGCCGGCCGTGTTCGTCAGCATCACGCCGACGTCGCCGTCGCGCTTTATCGACAGCAGCGACAGGTAAAGGAATTCCTCAAAATCGCAGCGCCCTTGGACGTCCATGATCTTGTGCCAATCCTTCAGCCAGGATTCAGCACGCACGCCCCATTCCAAATCCTTGCCGACATATTGCGGAATAAACGGTTGCACGCTGTAGGTGCATTGCTCAAGCAGGGCGCCGCGTACTGGTGCGAAGTTGCCAAACAACCAGCGGCCGGCGCTGACAAGCTGCTGGTGCGTGCCTGTCGGGATAAGCTGCTTTGTGTCCTTGTTCAGGGAACGCAGCGGGCGCCGGTATCGGTTGCTCTGATATTGTGGCTCCCACAAGGAACCAAGTTTTTTAAAGAATCCTTTAAGCATTGCGAAACTTGGAATAGGTGCGGGTTGACAGGTAACCGTAGGTTGCTGGGTCTTTCTTTTTGAGCGCAAACCGGCACTCGCGCAAAACCTGGTCAACCGGCAGCGTAAACTGCTTGGTGGCATTCCGGCCGCCGATGCCGTAGGCCATCAGCGTTTTGCCTTCCGTAATCAAGGTTTTGGCCTTGGCCAGGATGGTGGTGATTTCGCTGGTGGTGAAATCTAGAAACAAACCTTCTGCCCGCATTTGGGAAAGATAGTCGGGGCGAGCGGGAAAACCTCAAGCGAATGAAAGAAAGCGGCCTCGCGTGGATAAAGAGGAAACCAGCGAGGCCGCAGGGTGTTGTGAGAAGCAGGCGCTCCGGCCTGCAAACATGAACCAAACCGAAACCAACCTGCGTCAGGCCGGTGAATCGTCAAGCGACTTCTGCCAGGCACTTCGCCATCATGGCAGCAGTTACCTGCATACATTCGCAGTCCCAAAGATGGTTGGCCCGCTTGCCTACCCTGTGCCATTCGTAAACAGGCTGGCCGGCTTTGTCGGCGCGTTCCTTGCGGCGCTCGCTGAACATTTGCAGTTCGTACTCCTGGCCGGAATCTGGCAGGGCCGTCCAACTGGCGCCCTTGCCCTCGCGCAGGTTATACAGAACGTCCTTCACGGTTGGGTTGCTCCAATGAAACAGCGACACAGGGCGCACTCTGCCCTGGCTCTTGGTTCCGATGGCCGGATCGACCAGTACCCTGGGCGAGTAGGCACGGCGCACGTTGGTGCCGTCCTTCAGCTTGTGCGCGAAGTCGCGTTGCTTGCTGCCTCGCATACAAGTCCAGCCAAACCGTTTGCACGCCGCGTAGACCTTCTGCGCGTTGTAGGCCGAGTCGATGAACAGCAGGTGCGGTTTGATGTTGTACTCGATCCGCAATTCCTCGACGTCATCCCAGGTCAACGGTTTTGACCAATGCAGCAGGCGGCTGTTGCCGTCATTCGACCAGGCACGCGCCACCAGGTAAAATAAATCCTTCTGGACGTCCACGGTTGCGAAGCGAAAATCTTCATCAGGCCAGGGCCATGCGTCGTCATGCACCGACAGTTCCCGCAGTTCGTCGTCGCTCTCCATTTCCTCTATCCAGGGAACGCCAAGCGATTCGCATTTGAACGCCTTCAAGGGAACAGTTGTTCCAACTCGCAGCGCAGCCTTGGCCTGCAAAAATTCCTGCACCAAATCACGCCAGGCAACCCATGGCGGCAGCACGGCAGACCAACGAAATGAAACCTTCTCGCTGGGCGCCTGCGGGTTGGTAGATTCCCAAACGCCAGAACAGGCAAACGCCTTTCGTATGTCCTGCCGGTCGATGAACGGCGCCTGGCATTCGGGGCATTCGTACCGAATTGTCTTGGTCAGTTCGTCGAAATCCCATTCATCATTTTTGAACGTGTCGGCGTTGGTGTCCCACTTCACATTGTCGAACGCCATTTCGTGCCGGCCTTTGCACTCTGGACATTCGACCTTAAAGATGCGTTGGTCGCCTTCCATAAAAGCACGATGCACATGGTCGTTTTCATGGTCAGGCGTGCTAATCATTATCCGGCGAGCGTTCCAGAATGCCCGCGTGCGTTTCAGCACCATCTCGTAGGCGCCTGGGGGATAGTTCCGCACCTCATCGAGGAACAACCAGCGCACAGGCTTGCTTTGCAGTTTGCTCTGGCTGTTGGCGCCGTTGATGACCAGCGGCATCGATGCGAAATTGATTTCCAGCGTCGTCTTGGCGTGTCGGTCGGCCGGAAACAGCCGCGCCACAGGTTCGCAGTTTTCCAGCGTCGGCATTAAGCGCGTGCGAGCGAATGTCTTGGCCTCGTCCTGGGCTGCCATCACCCACATGGCAGGGCCGGCGTCCTCGGCAATGCACCAGGCCAGCAAGGTCATCACCATCTGTGTCTTGCCGCTTTGGGCGCTGCACATGATTGACAAATCCTTCACGCGGTTATCGGCAAAACATTCCATTGGCTCTTTTGTCCAAGGCGCAATGTCTGAATTGAACTTGCCAGGGAATGGGCTTGTCTTATCAACCACCAGGTTTTTCTCGGCCCACAGCCATGGCGGGTCTGTGCTTCGCGGCGCGATGGCTTGCCGTGCAATTTCTTCGGTGTACGTCATCGAGTTATGAATTTGCGGGCGTGCGTCATAAATTTTTGCAGTTCGTTTGTTTCGTAATCGTCGTTTTTAATGCGTGCCGAAACAATCTTGCACCCATAATAAACTGCCGTCCTGTCCTGTTTCCAAAATCGCGCGATGATACTCTTTTTCATGCCGGCGTCGGAGGCAATCCATTGGCAGTTGTGCCGTGGCTTTGTGTAAATCGCTGACCTGTTGGCGCTGATTAGTTTATCAAACGGCACGCCGTAAAAGTCGCTGGCTGCCTCGGCCAGTTCCTTCAGTTTTCCCATTCTATTTTTTCGTTGCCCATTTGTCTGTTTCAATTGATTTGAATGCCTCGGCCAGGGCGCCACGCATTCGCACCTGAATGTCGGCTGCCTTCATGCCTTCAAGGATTGGCGGCAGTTCGTTCTCCAGGGCGCCATAAAGCACGCTCTTGAACTGGTGAATAACTCGCGTCAGTTCGCGGGCAATCTCGTCCTTGGCGATGTACTGCCGCTGCTCGACCTGGTTTTGAAATTTCAGTTTGGCAATCTGTTCCTTGAGAAGGTCGGCCTTCAGGTCGGTCAGGTTTCGGTTGTCCTCCGCTGCCGGCGTGTTGACTGATGGCTTGGTTTGGAGTCCTTCGGCCGTCAGGAAGGCAAGCACCTGCTCGACTTCGTAGCCCTTCGGGCCTTTCGGCGGGAAACCTGGTCGCCTGGCTATCTGGTAAAGCCGTTGGCGATGGAAACTCAAAGCCGCAGACAAGGCCGACAAAGTTGCGTAATGGGTCAGCATAAATTTAGATTTAAGGATGGTTTGCTTCTGTGGGCATGGTCATAGGTTTTTCAAATAAAAAGGCCGTGGCGGCGCACCCAGGCGGCAAGACGGCCAAATCTCCACGAATAGAAAAACAAAAGTCGGGAATGGACACC